TAGGGACTGTTCCCTATGAGGTTGTTTCGTTTACAAGGAGCTTTAGTTACGGGTTAGGGGAAGACCATTTCTTGGAGACTATGTCTCCTTGCAATGGAGGTACCATTAACTCGTTTAAAAGTGCCGTCGTCGAGTGCAAACACTACGAACGATCTAATGTGTCAGGGGGCAATTCTGTCTCCTGGCAACCCCGCTTCGGAAAAAATCAGGCTGCCATCTCGGCAGCTCTGATCACACAGGCTCTTCTAAAGATACCTGGTGCGATGCGGTTCTAGAAAGAAGATGTTAGTGGTTCATCATAAACAAATGCTTATGAAAACAAACACGCCCAGCGAATTGAGTCGCAATGTTCAATTCAGTGAGATTAGAAACTTCACTGATTTGGAATTCGTAGATTTTATCTGCGAGTTGCATTGTGATTCATCAGAGTTAAATATCGTAAAAACCATGTACTACGTACTTGGCGCTTGCGAAGTTAGTCTGTCGAGGTATCCTGAAATCATGAGGCTTTTGGCCGATTGTTTAGATGGATATCCTACGATTAAGTTGAGCGGTCGTTTTGCTGCGAGAAATCGTCTACATCTCCAAATTTGGATGATTGTATGCGGTAAATCTCAGAGCATTTGAACCCTTAACAGCTTCAACGGTTAGTAAACTAATAACATTGCCATGACTGACAATCCGACAATTAACTCCGTGGTTTTCACGCTGTCTTTCAAAGACAGCGATAAATCACTTCGCCAATCCAATGCCCGAGGTATTAATACCCCGGACCGGATGATCGTTCAATCGCAGCCTTACACGGATTCTGTGACGAAAGTCGCAGGTACGCGTTATGCGTTGAAGTTTGAACGTCACGATCTAGATGCCACCTCGCAGAAGATTATATCGACTGCTACGGTGACCTTCGCGGTGCCAGAAACTGTCACAACGGTGCAATACGACGTTTTAGTCGCAACACTGAAGGCAGCTGTGGCCCACGCAGACTATATCGCGGCAGCCTTGAACAACGAGAAGTAATTCTCAAGTTCTTGAAGGCAGGAGACTGATTTAACGCTCGGACTTTTGTCTGAGCTATTAAAGTCATAAGTCAGAATTGACGGACTAGTGGCAACGCCATAGATATGCAT